CGAAGCCTGTCGCTTGGTATATAATCAGACACTTGCGATACGCAGAGAATCCTGGGAAAGACACCAAAAATCTTTGTCGCTGTATGATACCAGCAATTTTCTGCCTCAATGGAAAAAGGAAAAGCCTGGTTTGGCAGATGCCTTTTCTCAGTGCTTGCAGAATGCCCAGCTTCGAGTTGACCTTGCATTTAAAGCATTTTTTCGCCGGGTTAAATCTGGTGAAACCCCTGGCTTTCCAAGATTCCGTAGTTTTCACAGATACGATAGCTTTACATTTCCTCAATCCGGATTCAATCTCATTGATGATAGGCTTAAATTGTCCAAAGTCGGCTCTATTAAAATCCGCAAACACCGGAATATTGAAGGAACTGTTAAAACCTTGACTATTCGCCGGGATGCTGTTGGCAAATGGTGGGCTTCCTTTTCGTGCGAAGTCACACCCACACCACTGCCAAAAATTAATGCCGTGGTTGGTATTGACGTTGGACTGAAATCCTTTGCTACATTGTCTACTGGCAAAAAAATTGCTAACCCTCGATTCTTTCGCACTGAAGAAAAGAAGCTGGTAAAGGCTCAACAAAAACTTAGCAAAGCCGAAAAGGGTACGCCCATAAGACATAAGCGACGCAAAGCTGTTGCTCATATTCATAGTCATATTACCAATAAACGCAAAGATTTTGCTCATAAACTTTCTCGTAATCTGGTTAATGAATTTCAATTTATAGCATTTGAAAAACTGAACGTCAAAGATATGATGGGTAATCACACCAAAACCTTTGGTTACAAACTCAATAAAAGTATTGGAGATGTAGCGTGGACTCAATTCATGCAATTCACAGCGTACAAGGCAGAGTATGCCGGTAGAACTGTGGCATGGGTTAATCCTCGCAACACGAGCAAGAGGTGCTCTCGATGTGGGCAACTTGTTGAGAAAAAATTGTCTGATCGTGTCCATCGTTGCTCCTGTGGTCTCGTTCTTGATCGAGATGTTAATGCCTCCATTAATATTTTAGCTCTTGGGATGAAGAGCTTAGCTTCGGCTTAGATGCCCCGACCGCTTGCGGCGGGGAGCATTCACTGGAGAGCATAACCTTCAAAGATGACAAGGAATTGATGGATTTTTTCACAAAGACGGCGGTGGAAAAGATTAAAAACTGGAAAAGTGAGCAAGAGGACGCTAAGGCATGAGTGCAAAGGTTTGGCCATCAACGTGCATTTTGAATCCGAGGCGAGCCACAAGCAAAAGCGTGTGTATAAATTGCGCCAGGAAATGCAAACATGCAGGCAGGAACTACCGTAAAAGAACTCGTAAAACTGCTACAAAAAAAGGGGTGGCGGGGCGATATGAACAATGATTTAGAAGCACTCGAAATTATAAAAGGGTATCGTGACGAACTCACTAGAGTAGCCGGGCGTATGGAAAGCGGGGAGAAATGCTATCCCTGTGCTGTAGGCCTATTCTTGCCTATCAAAGCAAGAGAATGCTTAGCTGTCGCAAGAAGCTGCGATCCGACTGCGGAAGATCGTTTGCATGGAATATTTAATGATAAACCATAGTAAGTCTTGATAGAAAAAGGAGGCTGTAGAACGCGGCCCCACAGAATCAAAGGGGCCGCGTAAGATACCTGCCGACATAAGAGAAAGACTTGAAACCTTTTTTAATAGCTTTAATCTCCCCTCGGACACAGAAGATGATAAAGAGGATGAATGAAGCTTCTCATTAGGACTGTGCCTCCTCTTCCCTGCCCATCAGCATTGCCGTGAAGGTAGAGCTATCCTTTTTGGCCTCGATCTCTATGGGGTCACTACCGGAGTCTCGCAAGGATATCTTTATGGTATCGCTTGCCTGGCCTTTCATGAATCCCTTTGCTGCCTTTACGATTGCCTCAAGATAGTCGAGCCCGACAAAAAAAACAGTGCGTGGCCTTATGCTTTGGACTGCGAATGGAGCTTCTGTGTTGGGGAACTCCTGATCAATTCTGCGCTGCTTTATCACTGTTGTCGTGTGCAGGTCCCTACACTCAAAATTAATGTTGTTATCGCTCGTCCCAAACATGGCGTTAAGGGTAGCAAGATCTGTTGGGTTTTTGGGTAAGACTTTCAGGATCTTTTCGGCAGTCTTCGGCGCTACCAGGACGCTAAGCGGTACGGCAAGTTGATTGTCGAAACCGAGGTAGTCCTCAGCGTTGCGCACCCTAGAGTCAGTCACTTTAATTACATATCTGCCGTTGGTCACTACTGCCGAATCTCCGTCAAGATACAGATTTTCCCTAGAGTCCTTGAGTGTTTTTTTTGCGTACTTCCCTAATAAAAATTTGTCCTGCGAAATTAACATTTAGCTCTCCTTTTTAAAATACTGTGTGCATGGATATAATTCTTCCGTCCATATCCCTGGTTATTCTTTCAAAGAAAATCCAGGATTGATTTTTGTTTTCACCTCCACCTATGAATCCCTCATGTTTCGGCGCCTGGATGCCTGGGCTATTTTTCTTTTTCGCTTCATCTTCTTATGATCTATCGGCGCCGACATTGTTCCAGATAAGCCACTTCTGGCTGAATGTTGCCAGTGTGGTAACATTTTTCTCCGGCTGCCGGCAGGAAACATCTTGTCAATCATCTCCGCTAATCCTTCGATGTGCATAGCTTTACGTCCTCCTATTAATCGCAGGTTGTGTGAATTAACACTAACAGGTTGTTTCTCGCAGTAAGCAGGGGATCTGTGATGTCTTTTTTAACAAGGGTCTCAAGAGGGCTACATGCCTCAAGCATGCATATAGTAGCCTGCTCGATTAAAGACTTCGCCTCCCGTAGCGTCTTTTCTCGGTCAACTGGTTTTTTTACTTTCTTTGTTTTGGTCAATTCAAGTGTGTCCATGATGGCCTACCTTATTTACTCCTGTAGAAAAAAGAATTTACGCTCCTCAATGGTAGCCCTGGTAATGGGTGATTTTAGAGCTGACCGCAGGGCGTCTCTTTCTTCGGACGTCTCGCCCTCTCCACCAATCAGGGAAAGCATGGACATAAAGGCCTTTTGTGTGGCGGCTGTTACTCTGATCGCCCTTTCAATAGACCCATCGTCTTTCATGAGGTGAGCGTTAATAAGCGCCTGCTTCATGCAGTTGAGATGATTACCTTGATAAATGGCTGGAACTGTTGTGGGCGCTGACATGGTGGTCTCCTTTGGGTTAATGGTTAACTTTTTACGTTTCGTCGCAAGGGTTAGTTCGGTCCTGCCTCGTTTCGTCGCAAGGGGTTTGTAACGTAATGTCCTATTTGGTAACGTCGCAAGGTCAAGTCTTGTAAAGTTAGGGTTAGTCGCAAGGGTTCGTAAAGTTTCGTAACGTTCCGATTTGTATTGTCGCCAGGGGTTGGTATTGTTTTGTACGGTCGCAAGGTAATGTTTTGTCTGGTTTTGTCATAATAATTATATTTGGTCTAAGTACTTAAACGTCCAGCCTTTGTGATGGTTTTGTCTATTGTTAAGGCAGGCACTGACATTTGTAACCTGTAGTCCAAACTCGCGAGCAAATCTCGCTTGGTTGTAGTCTCTGTGCTCTACTCCCATCTCTTTATTGATAGCCCGGAACCATCGGAAATCTTTCCGGGGTCGCGTGTTATTGGCTTGTTCTTCCCGTGTAGACCATTTGCAGTTTCCGGGTTCGTAGTTTCCTTCATTATCAATACGGTCTAAAGTTAGGCCTTCAGGGCACTCCCCCATATCCTCAAAGAAATTCTTAAAATCATGCCAACGTTCACAAACTGAAATCCCACGGCCACCATAATATTTGTAGTTTGCTATGTTTGGATTTTTGCAACGCTGTAGCATGTCTGCCCACGATTTGTAGGCGGTAGTTTGATACATGTGGTGAGTTTTACTCATAGAAACACCTTCTTTTTAAGATGAATTTTTAATTGAAGGGTTGGTGCTGTCCGTCTGGTATCGTCTCGTCATGTTTTCCCTATTTCTTTTTCTTGCTTTTTTTCTCCACTACCTTCTTGATGGTAATTCCGGGAGCTACCTGTTTCTCGCCCTCCTCCAGGTCCCCGTCTTCCCACTCAAAGCTGACCAGATTAAACTTACCATTCTCAAAGCTCCGGTTACTCCCGAGGCCTATTTCCTGGCCGATCAGGAAGCAGTTGAGAAGATCTTTTTTTGACATGACGCTGGTAATGATCAGCTTTATGTCAATCTCAACCCTCCCGCGTTCAATATACTCCGAGGCTTTCAGGATCGATCTTTTGCCCTGGGGTGTCATTACGTGTCCGGGTATGTCGTCTACCGGCAACTTGCCGTTTTCTTGCATTTTAGTATTGTCGAGGGTCGGGAAAATCTTTCTGGTAAGGAAGAAACCATCTGTGATGTCCTGCTTGGTCCCTCGTTTCTTGGTCGTGAGCTTGAGTCTGGTCGCTGCCTGCTTGATCATGGCCTTGACCTGATAGTCGGAGAGGTAGGGCATGCCGTCTAAATGCTTAAACCCTGTAGTTATGTTCTCCTGCTCCTCCAGAAGGTCAACTTCCTTTTTAAGATCTTCCGCAAGATCTCCGGCAACAACGCCGAATTTGCTGGTCACGTAATTGTCGATCAGCTTCTTGGTGCGCGGAATTCCGCCATAGACTTTTGCGGTAAAGTCAAGGACCGCGTGGGCGTGTTTGTAGAGATGGGCGTCGTTCATGTCTTGATCCCCTTGTTTTGGTTGGAGGGTAAATGCAAAGCCTTTCTCAGGCTTTTCTCAATCAGGCTGCAGAGTGTTATTTTCTCGGACAGCGCAATAATTCTGAGCTTATGTTGAAGGTCTCGATCAAATTTCTTGAGAAATAAGGCCATATGGTTGTCTCCTTGTTATGTTATCTCTGATCCAGTTCCAGCCTCCCCCTTTTTTGGCCTATTGGGGAGCTGATTTGATTCAGAATGTCTATATGCGTAATCCGTCTATTTTTTCCCCATTGGCAATTACCACTAGCGCATCTTGTTGCATCCCTTTTGACCAGGTGGTGTAAAAATGCTCAAAGCTACAATCGGGCAAAGATTGTGACTTAAGACAATGATATCCTGTGCAAAACCCATTTATTTTGGGGTCTCGGTAAAAATCACAATTTTCACATTTTCTGATAAGCTCAACCATTTCCTTGACCTCCCCGTTTTATTTATTCTGATCCAGTTCCAACTCCCAGGCCTTCGTGTGGAGCTGAGTTGGTGCAGATTAAACTAGGCTGTTATATTCAAATTTTCTCAAAGATTCGCTCTCTGGCTGTCCTGATATTTTCAATCCTCTCCAATATTCGGCAGGGCTGATTTCGTTCCGTTCGGCCATTTTCTGCAACTGGGTTTTGATCTCATGGCTGTAATTGTGTACTGATACTGTATGGCCCATAAATGTTGTTTTTACTGCCTTTATTTTGTTGATAGCTTCTTTTGCTGTCATTCTTTCCATTGTCTCGCTCCTTTTTAATTTGGTGTTTTGGCCCTTATTTATTAAGGTAATAAATTAAATAAGTTTGTCAAGTTATCTTTAAAGGAAAACACAAGATTAATTTAAAAAGATGGGGTGGGGAAAAACATAGAAGTGGGGTAAAACAGGGAGTTAAGCGGATGTTATGTTGATGCCGGACTATATGTTTTTGATTGGATTAAAAAGATCGGAGCCCCCGCAGTGAAGAAAAAAATGGCCGCGCCCAAACCTTAATTCCTCATGGCCCTGCGGGGGCTCCTCGGTTGGTGGATTTAACTCTATCAATTATCAATGTATATAAGAATGGCCTGTATGTCAATAGGGTAAACCACCTTTTTTTCATATAATGCCCAATATGTTGTGGTTTTATGTGGGGATAGGGCTCTATATGTTGTGTTGATGCAAATTAAAAATTAGGTGAGGCTTCATGGTTAATATTAGCTTTTTCATTTTGGCAAGTACCAATAATAGGCAGCATAATTCAGCGTTCGTCCGTTTTGCTTCCATACTTTGCCGTCTTCTCTTATAAAAGTAGATAAAGAAATGCCTCCGTTTTTGTCTTGTGGTTTAACAGTACCATCAGATTTTAGCCGTTTTGCAAAATAAAACATAGCTAATTCAGCGTAAAACTCTTTGGTCTTTTCGTTAAACTTACCACCAGACAAACATGCCCCAATTTCATAAATTTTTACCTTGTGTGGCTTAATCCATTCACCCCAAGACGTAGTTACTATTTCACCATGTACGACAATCGTATTTTCTTTTGCAAACTCAAGAGCTTCCTTTTTTAGAATTTCATGAAAAGTCATAATTTTCCTTTTTGGCCTCTATGATCTCTTCTCGTTTCCACTCTGCGTGTCGTTCTTCGTAATCCTGAGCCTCATAAAGATCGTGACACTCCTGGCATAGAGTATAATCAATTTGGTTCTGGAGTGTCATAGCTACACAACAGTCCTCACACACGGGTTCGCCACAATCATTGCAGAAAAAATCCGTATCGTTCCCACACATGTGGCAGTTCATGGCCTCACCGGACACCATTTCGGGGTCCATGGCTTGCCTCGACCGATATATCTTACTCCCCCTGGTTCCAGGACATATCCATCCAGCCCGGGATGCTTACAGTAATTAACTGTCCATTTTTTGGGGATTAGCTTTGAGCTGCCAAGCTCCCTTGATACAAGGACCTCACATCCTGTACATATTAACCTGCTTGGCATTTTTTGTTCACGCGGGCCTATCATTTTTCCTCCAACATTGCTGTCAACCGCTCATGCATCACACAAATAGGGCGTCCATCTGTAGCAGATTCGTACCCATATTCAGCAGCCATATGCAGGGCCTTGTTGCGGATAGCAACATCTTCAGCGTCCACGTGTAGGGCCTTGTTCCTTTCTTCGGTTTGGCAAGCGAAGATTGTGAGGCCCAATACCAATGCGATTATTACCAACTGTTTCATTCGTTACCATCTCTCCGAAGAATGGCTTAAATTTCAAGCCTCTCTATGATATCCTCAATCCTACCGGCCTGAGTGAAAATGGCCCTGTTTATACTTTTGATACAATACGCCAGACGGACCAGCTCTACCCCATCTTTTTCATCCGTAGTTGGAATTGGCGGAGTACTTCGCAGCACATCAGACAGACGTACCTCCAGGGTATCAATCGCCGAATCAAGTCTCCCGCAAGCTGCGTCTCCTGTTTCCATTTCAGCCAAAACTTGCGGTTTGGCTTCTACCCGTGCTGGATTTACGCGTTTCATGTTTTCTTCATTGCTCATGTCGAATTCTCCTTTAAGGGTTAACTAAACCGTCACATTATTTACTTTAAGTTAAACATTTTTCTCAGCTTTGCAATCTGTTTATTGGGTTTTTGTTTCCCTCCCAACTTTTTCAAGAAACCCTCTAATTCTGGTCCGGTTATCGGATGACATTTTGTCTGACCGCTCATCCTGTTTCAAAACTGCCCTTTGCAGGATACCTGGAATGATTTTGGATATGTGTGTTGGTTCGCTCATGACGTTATCCTCAAAAAGCTAAATCCCTATAATTCATAGTTGGCCCATGCCAATAAACCTTAGTTTTCCCTATTTTGCCATTCCTGTTTTTTAGAATACAAAGATCAGCTTCACCCTCCGGTTCATCGTCTCTGTACAAACCTAAAACAATATCCGCATCCTGTTCTATGGCTCCGGATTCTCTTAAATCAGTCAACATAGGCATCTTGTTGGTACGACCTTTAAAATCTCTGTTAAGCTGGGATAAAACCACAACGCAAATACCGAAAGTTCTTGCCATAATTTTTAGACTTCTGGTTAGATGTGATATTTCACCCTCACGCTTATTGAATTTTTTAGCCGCAGTCATAAGCTGAAGATAATCTATAAACACGACTTCCGGCTTCATTTTGCTGATAACTCGATGCAACTCTATTTCATTAATTTGGCACTTCTCCTCTAAAAATAAAGGCAAATTTGTGAGCTTATCAGCAGCACCACATACACCAACAAAACTGTCTGCCATATTTGCACCAGTTCTTAGTTTAGTAGCCGATATCAATGATTCTCTGCTTAAAAATCGCCTGCCCACCTCATTAGGCCCCATTTCAAGTGATATGCCCAAAACCTTATGTCCTGCCTTCGCAACACTAACCGCCATACCCCAGGCTAAAGCCGACTTACCCATCCCTGGACGTCCAGCGACAACCCATAATTCACCCGGTACAAAACCACCAGAAGTAGCATTATCCAATACCCTCAATCCAGTAGTAAATCCTATCATGCTTTCAGGGGCTTCTATTCTCTTTTCCAGGTTAAGCAAAACGTCTTTCAGAATGCTCTTGATTGAAAGAAGATTGGATTTGGGCATTTCTATTTTATATGCCTCGCTCTGTATCCTCGCAGCTAACTCAACTGGATTTGCCCCTGGCTCTTGTGCTAATATAATAATTTCACCAATAAACTCGATTATTTTTCTCAAGCTGGCAGTTTGTGTAATCTGTTTTATGCTATTCTCTGCAATTTTTTCAACATAGCACGGAACCCGCTCTACAAGCTCGGCGATATAAATTGCACCCTTGCCATTATCCCAACTGCCGCTATTGTCTGATTTCTTTAATTCACGAAGCACATTTACAGGATCGAATGGATCGTCACGGCCAGCTAAATCCTGTATTGTCTCAGTAATTTCACGATTTTTAAGATTATAGAAAAGTTCAGGTTCTATTTCAGGTATTTTATTTGCCAGTAGGCACATACCAAGATAGTCACCCTCGGCGTCTTCGTCTTTTGGGAGCGTCTTAATCACTGAAGTCAAAATCTTTGAGACCATTTTCGATATTCTCCGCATCTTTTAGTTCAAAAATTCCCTTCCAACCCTTTTCGATACTTTGTTCAATTAAGGCTTTTGCAATTTTAGGATTACCTCCGCTGAATTTTTTAATTTTCCCTATATTTAATCTTTTTGACTTCTCTGTCATAGAAGCTTTTAATTTACTTCTATGGGTTTTAAAATCTTGCCAAAGTTCTTTGGAAATAAAAGCAGGAAGAACAGATCTTTTCTTTTGTATAGTTTCTTTTTCTTCTTTCTTTTGTGGTACCCCATTATTGGGACTAGGCTCTAGTCCCGTGATTGGGACTACCTTAGTCCCTTCTTTGGGACTAGTGTCTTTAATGGGACTATCTACCCACTGGCTATAATCCTTGTTAATCCAGATAGTTGAAGGTTGCCTAGTCCCATTATTGAGACTACCTAGTACCTTCTTTGAGACTAGGCTTTGCATGTGCATAATTACTCGTGTTCTTGGAATGCCGGTAGCTTTGGCTATTTGCCCATAACTAATTCGATCAGCTTTTTTGCCAAAACCATAAGTTTTTCTGGCTACAAATAACACAATTCTCAGCTCTTGGCCCGGAATACGTTTTAATGAAATAGCTTCTAAAAGCTCATTCGCTATACGAGTAAATCCATTTTCACACTGAGGAGAAGCGTGCATTTAAGATATTGGCTCCAAGTAATAACCAATAAATGCAAATATTTCTTCAGCTATTGCAAAAGGATCTTCGAGAATTTCTTTTCCTGTATAATGGAAAACAGTAAATCCTTTTTTAGCTAAGTACCTATCTCTTGCCTTTTCATATCGTCGTTCTTTTTCTGTTCTCTCGTGCCACTCTTGGCTATCACATTCGACCAAAACAGTTCTATCCTGCCCAGCACATATTTCGTAATGAATTGTTTTTTTGTTATGAATTTCGATAGTTTCATAATTAGATATTTTGAAATCTATTTTGTATTTACCAACCCTAAATTGTGGTTCAATGTCTATACCAAAACAACATACATAAGGTTGGATCGGGTTAGGTTCGTCGTCTGGTATATTATTTAGTTGTTGTGTGGCAAGTAAAGCCCAAAGCAATATTCGTTCTATTGGAGAACCTATTCCATGAAGTTCACCATCTCCAATATCAACGTCTTCATACTCATAAGCCTTAGTTAAAAAATCTGTTCTGGCTTTTTTTGCAACCAAATCAGCATAATCATCCAATTTATTTACATCCATGGTTGGCATCCTCAAATAAAAACCCTCACCCAACGGCAGATGCAAGCTAATAAGGTTAGGTGGAAAGCTCCGGCGCTTTACAGCAGACCCGCTCCCGTTGGATGAAGATTAAAGTTTTAAGGTTATTTGGATAACCTTATTATTTTTCAGCATATTTCTACCCATACCACATCCCAAAGCAAAAGCCAAGGGCTTATTTACATAGATATATAATGTTTTGGCGTTGTCAACTATTGAATTATTTAAGAAGATAAACGTCAAAATAGTACATTAGGTTCAGTACTTACGAGACATAGTTAATGTAAAACGTAAATCATTGAAAAGCAAAATAGTACCTTTGATTCAGTGTTTACGCGACATAGTTAATGTAGATAATTTAATAAAATAGCATGACTATCAATAAGTAAACCCCCTTATTCATTTTTTTTATTAATTAAAGGGATTGACAAGCTTGAGTCTCATATTTTTGGAAAAATGAGGTACAACCATGTTTGTGGTTAATTAATTTACGATAAGCCTAAAAATTACCTCTGGTTCAGTGTTTACGCGACATAGTTAATGTAGAACCTCATATTCTGCTGTTTAGTGACCACGCGTTGACAACTTTTTATTAAAGTGGTAATGATTTAAATAGCATCCAGAATTACCGCGCCAAGGTAGTGAGGATTTTTTGAAGAAAAAGCCCGCCAAGAAGTATCAGAGCATAACTAAGCTAAATCTTTGGATAAAATTCTATCTTGATAGTGAAAACAAAGAAACCTTCCTAAATAAGGCCGGTGCTTCCCGGGCTGCAGGATATAAATGCAAGGGCGGCAGGGGCTTCTCCCAAATCGGCTGTCAAAATTTTAATAAGCTGCAAGATAAGATAAAAGTGTGGATTGACGATAATGGGTTAAGCGATAATGCCCTGAAGATCAAGCTACTCGACCTGCTTGAGGCGAAAGAGACAAAGTTTTTTTCCACTCCCAAAAAGAACTATAATGGTGAAACCGTAGGCCTCATTATCGTTGAAAGGGAAGTTAAGGCTCTCGCGATCCAGGCCAAAGCTCTTGATATGGCATTCAAGGCCAAGGGCCTTTATGTTCCGGAGAATGATCTTGCCTTGTCACGCGAGGTCCTTGATTCAATCTTCAATTCAATTCACCCCGAGTCTGCAGCCAAGTTAAAAAAGATGTTGCTCGACCTGCATAGTGCCAGGGACAAAAAAGCGCAGAAAGACCAATTTAAAAGCAAGAAATGATAGAGAAGTTATCAACAGACACTATCACTTCGATGGCCGGTTCGCTGTTCGACGAAATTCCTCCCAATATGCTCGACGATCTAATGGGAGAGGTCCCCTTCCACAGTTACCAGGAAGATCCTGTAGGGTTTTGTGTGAAAGAGCTGGGGGAAACCTTAACCAAAGATGTAAAGGAAATGCTCGTCTCTCTTAATGAGCACGTTATCACCGTGGCCGTGTCTTCTAACGCGACGGGAAAAGCGCAGCCAATTTGTACAAAGGTCATGACTCCTGGTGGTGAGGTAGAAATAGGGAAGATTGAGCCAGGAGACACCGTTTTTGGTAGTGGAGGCCAAAAAATCAAGGTGAAAGCTATTCATCCACAAGGCAAACTGGCTACATACGAAATATTATTCAACGATGGCACCTCAGTGTTGTGCAGTGAAGATCATCTTTGGACTGCTCGCAGTTCTTCGGACCAAAGCCGTGGCGTTCCATATAGAATTTATACAACCAGGCAGTTATCCAGGAGCATTAAAGGACATATACACATCCCTATGTGTGGTGCCGTGGAGTACGATAAGCGCCACCTACTTATAGATCCTTACGTGATGGGCGTGCTACTTGGGGATGGCCACCTGGGAGACGAAAATTGCGTTATTACGCTTACCAATTCAGACCTATGGATTTTTACGGAAATGGTAAGCAGGGTCCATGATGCAGACCCTAAAATATATAACGACGCCCGCGCTGTTAGGATTGGGTTTACCACACCGCCTGGTCAGGTTAATTCATTCCGAGATTCAATAAAACAATATGGTTTACTAGGCAAAAGATCGGCCAATAAGTTTATCCCCGACGATTACATGATGTCGGACGTGGAAGATCGTAAGCTTTTACTCGCAGGGTTAATGGACACGGACGGCTATATTTGCACTCGTCATAGTATGTCTTATTGCACAGTCAGTAGCAAGCTTGCCAGGCAGGTGCAATATTTAATTTGGTCTTTAGGTGGGACTGCCAAGATAAGAGAAAAGGATGCCCATTATGTAAAAAATGGTAAAAGATTCCCAGCACAAAAAGCCTACACTCTTTACATCAAGCTTCCTTTTTGTCCTTTCAGGATACTGAAAAAACTGAGTAGATATGTCCCTGAAGAGAAATTACAAAAAAAGGCCCAGCGCGTAATCAAAAGGATAAAATACGTTGGTATGATGGAATCGGTTTGCATTGAGGTCGATAGTGCTGACGGGCTTTATTTAACGGAAAATTTTATAGTTACCCATAATAGCCACGGAGCCGCCCGTGGGGCTGTTTGGTTCTATCTCTGTCACCCAAACTGTAAAGTATTTACTGCGGCGGCTCCTCCATTCGACAACCTTAAAAATATCTTATGGAGCGAAATAGGCGCTGTAGTTTTCGATCATCCCGAAATGTTTAAAGGCCACACAATAACCAGCCTGGACATCAGGCGCGATTCGCTCAACTTCCTTACTGGTGTCACAATTCCGGTCTCGGGGACCAAGAAGCAGCGGGAATGTAAGTTCAGCGGCAAGCACCAACAACATCTTCTTTTTGTGATTGACGAGGGGGATGCGGTCCCGGATGAGGTTTACTCGGGAATCGAATCTTGTATGTCTGGCGGCACTAAAGTTCGTCTTCTTATAATGCTCAATCCGCGTCAGGAGATGGGAGCTGTTTGGCGGATGCAGAGAGACCATACCGCTCACATCGTTCACCTGTCGTCCTTCAGGCACCCCAACGTTGTAAAAGGGAAAGAGATCATCCCTGGTGCAGTGGATCGCGAAACAACGGTTCGGAGGATTAACGAATGGACCAGGCCATTGAAAAGCGGAGAGAAGAAAGATAAGGACTTAGTGTATGATCTCCCAAAGTTTCTTGTCGGATGTACTGCAAAGAGACGAGACGGTACAACCTACCCTCCACTGATTCCAGGGCAATACAAGATTATCAATCCAGCCTTTAGCTACATGGTTTTAGGGAGGTATCCTGCAGCCGGAGCAAATCAGCTCATTTCTCGCGAGTGGATCTCTTCAGCTAGATCTAGATACGATATTTATGTAATCGAACGCGGCGAGGTCCCCCCGGTTGGAGTCGAGGGCATCATGGGTCTTGATTGTGCCGAGGAGGGCAACGATTCGAATGTGGCTATTGCCAGGTATGGCGGATATGTTACCGCGATCAATCCGGGCGAGGATGAATGGGGAGGGATTGACACTATTGAAACAGGATCACGGGGCGTTGATTGGTACAACAACCATGTCAATATTACCAGGGCCAATGTCGATGCGACTGGCGTCGGAACAGGCGTTGCTCCACATATGAGGCGATCCGGTTGTGTGGCCACAGGGATTAAGGTAGCATCTCGGCCAACCATTACAACTGAGATAGGAGAGTTTAGGATATTAAGAGATGAATTGGCATGGCGGGTCCGCGAGTGGCTAAGGACTGACCGTTCCTCAATGATTCCTCCTGACGAGGAATTGATCGAGGAATTGCTTTGCATGACCTACTCGACAGGCTCCGGCAAGATCGAGGTAACTAAAAATGAGGATATCCGGGAAATTCTCGGAAGATCAAACGATAAATTTTCCGCCCTGGCGCTGACGTTCGCAAACACTGAAGGATTTTTTGCCGAGTGTGAGTTAAAGGATTACCCTGATGAAGATGAGGAGGGAAAAGGCATTGAGAATTAAATATTTCCGAAAAGACAGAGATAAATTTAGCGGAGGGTGGATCCATTTTTTTGACAGGGAGGAAAACGCATTGCCTGTCGTTGGAGCAACGGTCGGGATTACACTTGGAGCGTCAAGATGGAGAGTTATGGAAGTGGGATATGCTTTCAAGTGGTCAAAAGAAAAAGGAGCTTCCGTGCTGCAACATATGAATGTCAAAATATGCAAGTATGACTATGGCACCGATGACCTGGAGGGCGTGTAATGTCATTGTCTCAAGTATTCCCATCGCGCAAGGATGCCAACCATGCCTCTTTTGATAATGATTTTGTCGGGCCATTTGGGACATTGCCGTCCGATGAAGAGACCGAGCCTTTCGGGGATGACACGGAAGATAAGCCACTCGTTCGTTGTAAAGTCTGCGGGGCCTATCTTAGCAGCCGGAACGTTACCGGTGCTTGCTGGTGCCATGCCGAAAAGATAGAGGATTACGACAAGCTGCAAAATTTCTACGCTCTTCATGCAGATAGCAAAACTAAAAGGTTCACGGGGATAGCCTGGCCATGTGCTTAACTATTGTTGGAGAAATCGACTACAGCAAGATTCCCTCTATTCCAAGGAGTAACCTTAGGAGGTGTCTATATTGCGGAAATATTCTTTCAAGGTACAACTGGTCAGACACATGTTTCAAGCACACAAACGAAGGGAAGCCTATTTACGAATGGTTAAATAAAAAAACCGTGTCGCTATGTTCAAGCAGACCGGACTATGGATTAAAAACGGAATGTGAGTACCAGGGCATAGATGGGGACGGAATTGATGACGCCTGGACGTAACAGTATAATAGAAATGCTTGTCAGCCAAGAGCCCTACTACACCCTGCGGGCAAGGCAAGATCATGCCAAAATAACGGGCAAGAAGTTTATTGAGAAGGTGATCTGGTTCCGGAATACCGACACTGGGCAACTATACCACTCTCTCTTCCCCGCGATTGGCTGGCCTGCTGAGATCAAGGACCAGGACAAAGGACAGTCTGGATATATCTGTGTGGTTGGCGTGGTCAAGCCAAAGGTGCCGCCAAAGAGCTACAAAACGTTAAATGCAAAATTCCAGATCATTGACGAATTCCAAAGCAAGGACGTCCAGGCCCTGCTCGATGAAGCTGTCAAGATGAGGGAGAGGATGGGTTTCGGGGTTACTCCCGAGCTGGTATCGACATGGTATGGAGACGCGGACAGGTTCTTGACCACTCTTTCCCTCTTAAATGAACGGCTCATAATGGGCCGAGGGGAAGAATACGCGCTAACAGTGACGCCTCCGGTTGACTACTACGATCCCTTCTCGTTTGATCAGTATGTTAGATCAATCAAGTCCTGTATTCTTGGCGATAGGCTATTTTTTGGTGATTGCGATATAATAAGGAATAAGCTGAGACGGTTCGATGAGGACGATCCAGCAATTGGAGCCGTGGGAGGCCTGGTGCATACATTGTTAACTCAGGTGATGTGGATGGACGCAACCGAGGAAACCAGTTTTAATGTAGATGAGGAGGATTGAGATATCATGGAAACAGTTGTGAGCTTGACGCTTAAAGCGTTAATGATTTTCCTGTGTGTGTATGCTGTGGCCGGAGTGTTGATCCTCGTGGCTGGAGCACTGATCGGGGCATGGATCTTTTTTCGTGGCAATATGTGTCAGCGAGGTGGCGGGGATGGGTTTTTCTCCACTCCTAAGGGTGAGGCCTTTACCATTGAAGGTATTGACGATGTCCCAAATTACCCGGATGGCGATGGTCCGAGCAAAGAGGAGCAGCACCTCCTGAAAAAGGCTGGTGATTTATTCAAGTCAATGGGGGGTCCCAAATGATTCCCTCATCCACGGATAGGCCGGAGCAAGCAATAATAAAGAGATGTCTTGACGGTAGCTACGAGGCAACAACTGATAATGGCTGGCTAATAAAAGCAGGATCATTTGATAAGATTGCAACTCTTGTCGATACGGTGACAAGACTGGGCAAAAACGAAAGGGAGGATATGGCGTGAATCAAAATAATGGACAGGGTGAGCTTTTACAGTTAACTATTAGTAAATCAGGGAGGGGTTAAAATATTATGTCCACAAAAGTTAAACACTTAAAAGGCGCTGGTTACAAAGTCAAGTGTCCCTCCTGCTGCGGAGTTTTCCACAAAACAACTGATTTATTTGATTCAAACGTGAGGCCGAACGGCGCTTCCGTCGAGCTCATAAATCCCTGGGTTGGCTGGGGCTGGCAGGCCTTCGATGGGGCTCACGCCACCTGCGCTACCCTTTGTAGCCAGATGAACTGTCCGGGGTGTACTGCTCCATTGGCACCGAGCGGCAGGCTTTCAATAATCGAGAAACGGAAGAGAAAACCAAGAACCGTATCTGAAATGAACAATAAAAAGGTGGACGGTGAGGCGAGAGAATATGTTCCTATCAATAAACCGGAACAGGTTACCTAAAAAGAGGTAAGACCATGGATGAAAAGTGGAATCTGGGTAATGTGCCCCCTGAAGGCCATAAAGATGTCCCTGAATTTGCCTATAGTCTTTTTGAAATAGCGAAAGCCGAAAAGGATCGTCTCGGAAAATCAAAAGACTTCCTGTCTAATTATGCCCTTTACCGGGGACGGGCAACCGGAGCCAACGGGCAACCAACCTCTAAAATCAATACTCCAATTAACTTCTATTTTGCAAACGTTGAGCGGACCGTGTCAAACATCACGGCAAGGCAACCCGTGGGTGAAGTGGTCGACCTCGATGGGGCCGATGATGACGGAGAAAAGATCCTGTCTGCCAAGATCCAGAAGTGGTGGAGCGACACTAAGCAGCAAACCAATAGCGACAACACAGCCAGGACCATGGAAATTTATGGAATAGCTCCGGAAAAGCCCTGCTGGGATAAAAGTGTCAGTGAGCCGCAGATTCTATTGACCGATCCTTTTGCCCTTTTCCCTGCTCCCGGTAACTGGGGCGAGCACATAAGCACCGAAGCTCCCTATGTCTGCTATGTCTATCTTGACTTCATATCAAAGATTGAAAAAGATTTTGAAGTTAAGGATGTCGCCAAAGATGAGGCTTACGAATTGCTGGGGATGGTAAGAGAGGAGTATAAGGCACCGGACTATACGCAGGGAAATAGAACGGGCAACTATTCTGATCCCATGACGAAGACAAAGGCAGAGACGACCGGCGCCGCTAAAATTGACAGAGGTTTGATCATTGAGGTTTGGCTTAGAGATGACAGGGTTACTATAAAGTCTGAAGATGTTGCAACTACTGACCGTGAAACAGGAATGTCAGTCCTTGGGGATGATGGCCAGCCAGTGTTTGTAACCATAAAAGAAAAGGTCCCTGCCTATCCTGACGGCATCCGTAAAATAACCATTACTCACGGGAAAAAAGAGAAGAAGAAAAAGCTCATCGTCCTGGATGATTGTGCTAATCCCAATATTAACTCAAGGCTTGATGTGGCACTTGCTTCAACAACTTATCCGTGGGGAAGACTGCCATGCTATTACGCCAACAGCTATAAAGATCTGGTCTCCATTTGGGGATTTTCTGCGGCTGAACAGGTCGGGGATCTTCTGATGAAGATTAATAGGATTGTCTCCAAGCTGGTCGCATACGTGCTAAACGTAATGGCTCCGCCTCTGATCGTGCAAAAGAACTGCGGTATCACTCGTCAAATGATCGAAACCAGCCTTCAGTCTACCGGAAGACTGGTTTTAATGCCGACCACACCGAAAGC